TTTAGCAGTTTTACTAGTTTTCCCCTTCCCAGTAAATTCGTCGAGTCGCCTTTCCCCTTCTTCGCTGAAGTTGGTATCGTCAGTCGCAGAAGGTATCTCCATACCACGCTTTGTGCTTTTCTCCTCTTCTTCTTCGTCATCACCAAACCAATTAAGTGGATTGAGTTTAGATGCGAACCCAACTATGGCATCAACGATACCATCTTTCAGTCCTATCACAAAATCTTTCACTGCATCGATCATGCTTCCGAATATGTCGGTAAAGGAGAACGAATCTAATATTTCAGCGGCACCATCGAAACCAAAGAATCCTAATATTCCTGATATTAAGTCTTTTATCCAGTCCAGTGGAATCGTGAGAATCTTCATGATTCCTTTTATGAAACCTGCCACGCCGCCAAATATTTTATCAAGCAACGTGCCTTCTTGATTCTTGAACCCGTCAATGAAACTCATAATACCAGAAACTAGAGCAGTGACAGCAGCAGCGATAGCAGCAATCGGTAGCAATATCGGTGCGAGAGCAGCGACTATAGGGGAAAGCATGGTCATGAGTCCGGTAAAGAGTCCGGTGATCATAGGCATGACCGTAGCACTAATAAATCCTAGAGTGGCGGTCAAGGCAGAACCAATCGCAGGTAATACGGTTTGAATAAGAGTTGTACCAATACGCATCAGAAGAGAGAACATTCCTCTCCCCAATGCTTTAATACTACTTAACAGGAATTTACTCGCTCCTGATACTGCCTTGCCAGCTGTAGTCAATGCTTTAGTTATTACGCCAGCAGTCTTAGGAAATGTTGAAGCAAAGATCGACCAACCGAGAGCAACTTTACCCGCCCACTCTCCGAGTGTTGCAGCGAAGTCTGCGATCATAGAAACAAAACCAAGTTTTTCAGGATTCATTCCTTCTTCAAATCCCTGTAAAAACGCACCTTTTATCTTTCCTGGTTTTTTCTCTCCACCGCCATCATCACCACCTTCGTCGCGCCGTTTCAACCTCTCACGAGTATCAGCATCTTTCTTTTGCCTATCTGCGATGCTTTCTTCTGTTTGAATAAGATCTTGGAACCCTCTAGAAAGTGCTTCTGGGACAGTGTTCATAAATGTAAGCATGACACTGGTCAGTTCTTGCATTCTTTCCGACAGTTGTCCTACACGGTCAGATATCTCAAACTGAGCATCGAGGTGAAGGTCTGAATAATCGTTCAGTTCTTTGAGTTCTGTTACGACGGTTTCTAAGGTTGCCATTTGTTATTCTTAGAGTTAGGTTTCCTTTATTTATATCACATTTTAGACAGTCTTCGTTGTTCTGCCTTCTCGTTTTCTTCTTTAATGTACTCGGTGAGGAGAGTAATATAGATCTCCCTTTCCCACGGTAACATATTTTCTAACTCAGTCAACGAATAATTGTGATGCTGCATCAGGGCGAAGTTAGTCTTGTAATGGTTTACAAGATTATCATGGGAAAGGGTTATCAGAAAAAATCAGACAACCCTTTCAGTTCTAATACGTTATTCGTGGCGCACTTAATACAATCAAACTCTGCTGTATGCTTTAGTGCTGGACTTTCTTGAAGAAAATCTGTGATATTTTTTATTTGTGTAGCAGTCATTGAGTTTAAGAACTCAACTACTTCTTGTTGTGCAAGATCGGAAGTGTCGATCCTCTCTTCAGCAGTGATCACAGCGGTGACTGACTTTGCCACTAGGTCAATAGCAGCAGAAACATCATTACGAGCACCGTCGACGTCGCCCTCTACCATAGAGTTGAATGTAGGGTATCTCATCTCTACTGAAATACTATCAGTAATTTTGATAATATTCTTTTCCCTCTCTACAGGAATCTCTAATTCTTCAAGATTAATATGGTACTCGTTTGATTGCTCGCATTCTTTGCATCGAATATAAATTGTCGACATCTCGCCTACAGACTTCGAACGTAATTGTGTAAACAAATACTCAATGTCAAAAGTCGCAAGTTCTTGTACCACAATTTTTTCAGAAGGATCTAGGCAAGCAGTGATAGTGTCGCACATCGCCTCGAGACATGTCTTGGGGTCTTTCGACTCGAATGCTTGAAGTAGAACTTTTTCTTCTTTTACGAGGTAGGGTCTGTATTTTACTTTTTGTCCCGTTGACGGGATATTCATAGTAAAATTCAAAGTTTCATTAATGCGTGGTAACGCCATGATATTCTCCGATAATGTTATGATACTGTATAGTGACTAAAATCTACCGTAACAGTCAATTCTCCAACAGCGCCAGCTTGTTGGTTGTTAAATTCAATTTCATTGATTGCTGTAGGGTATGCACCTTCCAGCGTTATTGTGTATTTCTTTGCGCCGAGTTTATCTAGTTGAGAAATTTGTATTTCTTCAACATAGTTATCTCGGTATCCGACAGTGTACGGTGGCGTAGGATTAACTATCCTATCCATCCATGCTTGCCAATATTTTCGAGCAACATAATTTTGAGTGAGATAAAACGTCATTGACACTGCATTAAAAGTGTACCCAGAAGCAACCTTTATTGGTTCTAGACCTATCTGACGATCTAACGTCGCAAGAGTTTTAGAAGGCAAGGAAACTTGGGTGCATAATTCGTTTACAGGTTGCGAAGGTTGGAAATCTACAAAGTCGCCGGATGGTGTGCTACCTGCCACTAGAGGAAGTTTGACTTCCCATCGGTTGATATATGCTGGTCCGCTCTCTTGTTCAAATCTTCCGCGAAGGGTATTTGTACTAAAACTCATGTCCTTTTCCTAGCGATTTCTCTACTGTCTTTATAAACTCTTGATTCTGCTGCCTTACGCCATGAAGCGAGTGGTAAGTGTACAGCAACTTCCCATTCTGGCGCTGGCACGTTTGCCATTCTACCATATATCTGATCGTAACGATATCGCTTGATGCATGCTTTATGTGCTCTCAGTTGCGTTCTAGATTTTAGATAATCATAATCTATTTTCAAATATGTATTCCATCTAAACTCGCTTTGACTTGCACGATTAAGTAAATTGTAGAACAACCTTTGGCGCAAATCTATCGGGAGGTAATGTAGGTTCAATCCCATAAAACCGCCATCGTAGATATCCAACATAATCACCAAAGGAAACCTGTCAAAGTATGGCATTTTTTGCCTACCAACAGGATTGTAGCGAAATAAGTACATCCTGCCTTTAAACTGATTCGCCGCCATCTTAATCGGTGGATTCCTGACAATACTTTGGCGATCCACTGGTTCTTTATTTATCTCGCGGATTCTGTCGTAAAACCACTCTTGAGAAAGTTTAGAGTGTGCTTCGATGCCATCTTGTTCAAGAAGGTCTTTGTATTTTTCGAACAGGTTCTCGTCCATACGATGTATTTATACTAAATACTTACATGAAAATACATCACAAAATTTGGGAATGGATCAAGTCGCTCTTTATAGACCGATACGAGATCACTATCTATTTTCCTGGTCCCGTTGAGGAACGTCAGGACGGTTCTAAGTTATTCAGCGCGAACCCTAAAACTTTTAAATGTAAAAGGAAACCACAGGTCAGCAATGACAAGTGTCTATTCCGTTTCACCACACTTGAAAAAAAGGTATACAGAGTCGAAACAACTGCTCCAGTTGGTTACGACATTGTTAAGGTAAAATAAAAAGGGGCACCGAAGTGCCCCATCCTTCCTAATCAGTCAGCGTTCGCTAATTTCTGGAAGTAAGAGAAAGCGTCCTCGTCTCCGTCGTCACTTGCTTCTTCAGCAGTGGCAGCGGCACTTACCTTGATCTCAGGAACAGCAGCAACTGGAGCAGGTGCTGGATCAGCAACTGTTTCCATCGCTACTTGCTGTTGAGGAGTATGAGCAGATTCGCCCAACACTTCCATCAACTTTGCCTGAAGTTGATCAAACGACTTATAGTTCGCAGGATCGACAAAGGTAGAGATGTCATGTAACGAGTTAACTGCTGCTTGCAGTTGAACCTCGTCACCGTCGAACAATGGTGAAGGTGCTTTAAACTCGGAACGATCATAATTACGATACCCTTCAACGTTGCGAATCTTCAGTTGGAAGTCAGCACCGTTCCACAGGTCAAACGGATCGACGGGAGTCTCTCCAGGAAACTGTGGTTGCATCAAGTCTTGGATCTTGTCAAAGATCTTTTTACCGAACTGATACATGAAGACTTTGCCTTCATTCTCAGGAGCAGAAGGATCAGAGATCACCAAAATGTTAGTAACATAATGGAGTCGCCGCTTTTGCTTACGAACCGTTTCTCGATCTTCTTCATTGCCAGAGTTCCACAACTTGGAGTTGTATTCGCCAAGAGGATCTTGCTGACCGAGTGAAGTCAGAGACTTCTCGATGTACCACTTACCAGTTGGTCCCTTGAAACCATGGTCCCAGTAGCGAACCCATGGTACTTCGTTTTCGGAAGGAAGGAATCGAATGACTGCGTAACCATTGCCTGCCTTATCGACAGTTGGTTTCCACATATTGGTGTCTTCGGAACGTTCGGTTGAACCACCAGTTGCTTCTTGAGCAGCAGCAACCAGTTTATTGATGTCGTATCGACGTGATTTTAATGCGTTTAAGTCCATGTGTATTTCTCCGTATGTCTGAAATGTACAGTGTATTCAAAGTATGTTGAGCAGTATAACGCTCAACCATATTTATATAATACTTGATTTTGAACAATATGTCAAGCACTTTTTTCACGGTGAGGGAGTCGACTCCCGCCCCAAGAAATCATTATAACTCTCCTGCCTTTAAACACAGGAGTCGCTTCATGCCAAAAGTAAGCAGGAAACACGACAGTTTCAAATGGTTCTAGATCTACGTCTATAGATATATCTGAATTAGGCAACCATACCCTTAGAATCCCGCCATCTAGGTCATCAGATTTATCAACCATCGTAACACTGGTGTACAGTCGATCATGTTGTGGGTTATCTTCCCTATCATCTTGATGCTTAACAAAAGTTTGTGCTGGCGGGAGGTATCGCACAAATTCAAATTGTGTATACCAGAGATTGGGATTCTCCGCTTCTGGATACCAGTCTAAAGTAAAGTCTCTCAGTGCTATAGAAATATCAAAGAATTCAGTATACCTGAAAGGCACATTATAGCAGGTGCGATCTTCGCGAGCGCCACCACCAGCTTTACTATAGACTTGCGCTTGATTCATTTTCGGTTCAAGTTCAACCAACTTAGCAGTGATTTGCTCCTGTTGTTCTTCGTCGAAAATGAAGTCCCTTCGCAAAGGTTCAGTCAAAGGGTAATTGGGCATTTTTTTCCAAAAAATTTAATTGCATCGCTTCCGCTTCTATCTTCTGCTTGAGCGCAACGTTCACATATTTCCTAGAATCTTCTATCTCAATGTTGTGTTCCTCGCAAGCATACACAATAGCATCAATGTAAGATAACTTTTTATCACGAACAATGCCTTCTATGAGTTTGCCAAACTTGCTTTTGGTCATAAACTCTATTTCTAATATTTCGTCATTCATCAACTGCTTCTTCCTGTTCTTGTTCCGGAGTAGTCTCTATAACTCTAGCATTTTCCTTCAATGTTTCCATAAGGATGCTGACTTCATTGAAAGGTTTATTGCCAAGGTATTCAACAACTTTGTTAAAGATCTGTAACGGTATCGCTACATACTGTTCAGGATTTTCCATTTTTAATTCCTAATGCTTCTCTCATTTCTGGATGAAGAACTCTCAAGTTTGGTGCATACTCTGCACTAATTTTAGGGAAGTGTTTGTCCCTAAACTTCCATTGTTTTTCTGATGGTTCATGATTAAGGATGCTATGGTCAACCTTTAATCCACTAATATTAACCGTACTCAATTTCTGATAAGCAGTTATTGGGAAAGGATAATATTCCTCCAACCAAGGATAGTGCTGCTTAGATATATAAACATCATTGCGAGTTAGCATCCTCTTGCCCCTTTCCACATCTTCAACAAACGCTTTCGCTGCTTCGGGTTTTACTGCATATGCGTGATGCCCGAAGAAAATCTCGTCCCTCAGTGGTTGTACACCTTCTTTTGGTTCTATGAAATTACAATCATCAGCACGGAAAAAAGAAGGTGCGCCAAAGTTTATACATTTGTCAAATTCAAGATCTTCTGGTATGTTACTTACGAATTTGGCGTCATGCTCCAATATTAATATGGGTTCGTTTAACTCAATACATTTCCGCCACAGCTGATAGTGTGAGGCAAAACAACCAGCAATGGGATCAGTGGTTTTAACCAGATTCCACATATATGTATTGGCGGTTTTAGGGAGGTGCTTTTTCCACTCTCCAGCGAACACTCCTTTAAAATGTTCTATCTCAGGTTTATATCCAACTCTCCTAGCAGACTCCCTACAAAGTTCTGCGTTGTTTCTAGAAAATTCTATATTCTCTAGAGTTATGATGAATGTTCGCATGCCATCTCTTTGGTCCAGACTGCTCGTATGTCAGGATAGTATGTGCCAACATCGCGTTTGATGTTGCCGTCCTTATCTTTCGCCGGAGCAATGCAAACATACTCCATCGTGTTTTGCCTTGCTGCGCCGTATTTATGATCACACCAAACACCGTCTCTAATCCAGATGCCAAGGTTCTTAACATATGCTTCGGCGATTTGGTATTCTTGCCGCTGTTTAGAATCCTTAGAATCTTTTTGATGGCGAATGCTTTTTAACTTCTCGCGCCACTCTTTGAGTATCGCCTTGCTGTTTACATACGACAGAGGGTGATCCGGATCAAATGCCAACACGCGAGGGTGTGCGTTTGGTTCCTTACCGACGTTCCTCTTCGCACGCGCGAGCGCGAGACGCTCTGCTGCTGCGATCTTCTGTTCAGGGGTCATGGGTTTACGTTTCCGCTTCACCTTGGTCGGTTTGCGATCTTCAACACCCATCTGTTCAAGCATGGACTTCTTCTTTGCTTCCATGGTCTTTGCTCTCTTTTGAGCAGGTGTTAGCAAGTGATCAAGATCTTTTGGCATTGTCAACTCTCCCGTTGTATTCAGTTAGGTTTCGCCAGTCAAACTCTATCCAGCGTTTGGCATCAACATCCCAAACCTGATAAAAATTTTCGTCGTCTGAAGGATCTGGTTTATATGCTTCAGGGTCAAACTTCACCAGTGTTATGTTGACCTCAACTTCTTCTTTATTTTCGTCAAGGTATTTTAAGTTGACTATGCCGTTATACAACTGCCTCCCGAACACATTGAGAGGCGGTCTAGAATATGCTAATGGTTTTAATGGAGTTTTCATTTGTAGAATATGTGATCGTCAATCACGCTCGTTTTATTAAGTGAATTTGCCCAATACGGAGTCACATAATCTGCATGATACCACAGAGCACCGTCAGTGAAGTCAGTCCAATATGGCGATGCTTGTGCCTCAAGTATTGTTTGCGCTAAACGCAATGACTCTTCCCAAGTAACGCTGTCAACTGGCGTATCAGGTTTGCCATCACAGTACCAACTAAACTGGCACTTGTTGCGTAACGGCACTTCGCGACCATTCGCGAGATGCCACTTGCTTAACTTCGCCTGATATATGACATCGCATACTGAATTAGGGAAATTGTCGTTTAACACGCGATTGAATACCACCTGCGAAACAGCAATCTTGCCTGCGATTGACTGATTACCTGCTTCGAAATACATATTTTGAGCGAGGCAGAACCTCGCACCATCTCGATCAGAAGCAAGTGTAGGTGGTGACCAAACAGCAAGTATTATTATCAGGAAAATAAAAAGTGCTGTGAAATATTTTGGCGTGGGGTCTTCCATCTTACCACTCCTTGAAATTTTGGATGCTTTCATTTTCCTCATAACCTAGGAAATACTCGCGTATTTCTGCTTCGGTCATATCTGCTTCAAGCACTTCGGGACTGTTGTAAGTATCACCTTTGAAGTAGTGAGGGCGGGGACCACGCTGATAATATGAATCAGCGGAACCACGATCGTAAGGACTACCGTGTCTCTTGTTCATTACGCAGCCTCCTTAACGTGGGCATCCAACCAAGCACGAAGTTCAGAGAAAAGTACAATGTCGCCATTGACCATCTCATAAGAGACACCATGGTGCTCCTCGGTGCCATCGTTTAGCACGTCATGTGCTTCAAACTGCTTGGCAATTTCCTTGCGCAAGTAACCGTACTCCGTGTTGTTGGTAGTGCGGTGGAAGGAGATACGATCCTCCTTGACCGTGCCATAATAGGGAGCATCCCACTCAGCGCAGTGGTCGGCGACGTTGAAGTCGATATCATCGACCACAGTCTCACCAACAGAGTACTCCTCGAAGTACTCGCTCTTGCTGGTGCAAGCA